GTTTACTGGTAATCCTTTACCGGAGACTCCTGATGAAGCACTGTTTAAGTTCACAGGTGACGGTCGTCGCTGGCTCAAGGCCAGGTTCAGAGCGTATCATGAGAAGAATGTTCATTTATTTTTTTCTTGGTTTCAATGCAAAGGGCCTGTCTTCAGATGTCTAGCGACGAATCGTTACGTGTGCTCAAATCTCACAGTGCCTCCATGCGCCGTACTGACCCATTACCGGTCAATAGGCGAGGTATCTACTTGGCAGCGGTTCGTCCGCTCTTGGAGAGACTAAATGGAGAGTTAAGGGAGGCGTTGGGTGATAAGACTGCTTCGCAGTTTTCAACGCGACAACCTTCTTTATCCGCGTCGTTTGAGAAGACACGTGGTGAGGGGGGTCAACAGGCGGCACTTTCGGGGATCGTCCGAAATTGTGCCAGCGAATTGTACGAAGATGTTGTACAATCACTGCGTGATGGGGGTGGATTGGAGAGTGAAGTGGATTCGGACGGTGATGAACCTGATTGTGAACACATTCCTTGTGCTTACGATGAGCGGGAAGAAGTTTGGTATGAGCCTCATATTGGCGATACCTACCTCGATCGTTCGGATCTATGGATCGATGAGAAGGCTGAGAAGAAGATTTGGACTGTAGCGGATGCGCTACTTATTCGAAAGATCAATTCCGACTGGCTGGAACACGATCACAAGTGTCTCTATTCGGATGCTATTGAGCATGAAGGCAGAGTATATTCCGCTTTTTGGACTGAGAAGAAATTAGTCGATCCACGTACTGGTCGATACTTTTCGGTCTACGGCAATATAGAAGAGCCCGAATGCGAAGATCTGCACTCTTATCGTGAGAAACCTGAAGCTAAACTTCAGTGCGTACGTACCGACTCTGAAAAGCTCGACGCGTGGACAGGCAATAATTACTCGAAAGTTCTTCGGAGTGAATCTGCTATTTACCGTCAGGCTCAGGAGGAGTCCCTCGAACCACATTTAGAAGCTCAAGTTGCGATGGTATTTGAACCTTTGAAGGTTCGTGTTATTTCGAAAGGACCGGCTGCGTCGTATTACGTCGCGGGTCCGTTTCAAAAGAAATTGCATGGACTATTAAAGCGGATTCCTTGCTTTCGCCTTATCGGACGACCTGCATCGCCGACTGATCTCATGGATTTGATCCGAACTGATAAGAGCCTTGCTCTATTCGATCTCTATTCCGCAGACTATCAGACTTCAACTGATCGCTTGTCGAGCGGTCTCTCTGGCGACTTTATGGATGTCGTCACGGATGGTTTGAAGTATGCTGAGGTGTACAAGGCAACCCTTCGACCGCATAAGATCTCGTATCCCGAGTTTCGAATCCGGCGGTCGGAATTGGATGACTTTAAGAGCTATCTCATTCGAACGTTCAATGCAACAAATGATTCGCAAATCACAAACGAATTGTTTACTGAGTGCATTGATCCAAATAGGCCTCAAGGCTTTCGTTCGAATACACGTAGTTACTGGGTCAAGGTTTGCCTACCTAGCATTGTGCAGGTTAATGGTCAACTCATGGGCAGCCCAACGTCGTTCCCTATTCTCTGTCTCGGCAATTTGTCGGGATGGTTGGTGGCGATGTGTGTTGTTCGTGATTTCGAGGACATAGTTGAGCGTGATGCAACAGAAGAGGATGGTGATCTCCTACGACTCTGTTTTGAACGCTATGACGAAACTCGTCTTGATCATGGTTATATTGCATACCTGATGGATAAGGTACTGATCAATGGTGACGACTTGGCTTCGTTGATGACGAAAGCCGAGCAACTCGTCTTTACTTGGGTCGGTATCGAAATTGGTTTGGAGTTAAGCGTTGGCAAGACTTATTCACACGAAAGATATGTGAATATTAATTCGACTTGCTATGACTATAACTTTCGGCATGGTGGCGTTCCTGTGGAGATTCCGTATCTTAACACCGGTCTATTCTTCGGTCAGAATAAAGTTCTTTGTTCGACTGATACTGATGGTGAAGAGATACGACTCGCTACGGTTGCACCTCATGTCGTTGTGATTGATCGTGTCGTGGAGGGTTCATTGCCTGGTAAGCAATGTGACATTCTCGCTGCATACATCGCGCATTGGAAGCGCGAGTTGCCTCACGAATGCCGTGGACGGAATTTATTCATTTCACGGTGTTTGGGTGGCTTTGGTGTGAAGGTTCCTGTCGGGTTCGAGTGGAAGACTACTGCTACACAGCGATGTTATGCAGAACGTCGTCTTCGCGAACTCGGCGATTATGAGCCGGATCAACGTCCAAACTTCTATATGGATCGAGATTTCGAGCCTATAGCGTACATTGCGCCGTGGTGGGACCGTCGAAAGGATGCGACAGTTCCGCCTCGCCTGCCTCGCGCTCAGAATTCGGGTGTCGGAATCGCCGGGATAGACTTAACTCTTCGTT